GGGATAAAAATGAGGTTTGAGATTCCAGGCCGGCCGATGCCGAAACAGAGGCCGCGGGTGGGGCGGTATGGCAATATATACACGCCGCCACAAACGAAGGAATACGAGAATCTGGTGGGGTGGGTAGCCAAGTGTGCCGGATGCAAGCCACTCAAAGGACCTATTGCGGTGAAGCTGCATCTGTTTCTTCGAGGGCGCAGCGGTGATGTGGACAATTACTGCAAGAGCATATTGGATGGGTTGAACGGTGTAGCATACGAGGATGACGACCAAGTGGTGGAGCTGCAGGTGCGCAAGTACAAGGTAAAGCACAAAGAGGAAGAACGGGTGGAGATCGAGATTAAGGAGGCGGTGTAGATGTCCGTGTATGCAAGGAATCAACGGTCGCGGAGGTCCCATAAGTGGTCGGAAGTAGAAGAGAAAGTTGCAGCAGATATGCTGCTGAGAGGCTTCAAGTGTCCGGAAGTGGCAGCCGTGTTATTCCGCAAACCGTATGAGGTTTATGCCTGGTTGTATAAGAAGCGCGAACGGTACAAGTGGCAGGTCCCGGACGAAGTTATTTTTGCCCGCATCCTCGGCCGCGAAGCAACGGCAGCAGCCTACCAGCGACCGCTGCAGGACTTCAAACCGATGTTCGCTGTCAATATCCAAACCGGCCAGGTTACCCTCAACAGGATCAAGGAGGCGCTATGCTATGACTATTCGAGCAGATAAGAGCAACGAATTAAGGAGGCAAGTATGATGACGCACAAACCTTTCACGCCGGCGCGTTTTGAACAGTTAGTTAAGGAATTCCAAGAACAGGAAGGAAAAATCCTGTCGCACAAAGGTAATGAGTATTCGGATAAGGAGGACAGGCTGCAGAATTTCCGGGAAGTAGCACAACTCATAGGCCAGAAGCCTTCGGTAGTGGCCCTGACCTACCTGCTGAAGCACATACAAAGTATATCGCACGCGGTCCGGACGGAATACAACTGGTGCTGGCAGACTGAACAGGGCTATGAGGGTCTGAAGCAAAGGATCGCCGATGCCCGGAATTACTTACTGCTTTTAGCAGCGTGCCTGCACGAGGAGCATCAGGCAAAAGAGCGTGTCCGATTTGACCGGGCATTTGCCACATACTACGAGACCCAGGGCCTGTCAGCGGAGGAAGAGGTTGAGTGAAGTATCCTCCCTGGGTACCGAAGCCAAAGCACTGGCGCATTCGGCCGCATAGCCGGTGGTGGACGCCGGAGCGAAGTAGCGTGTCGAAGGGAGGTGGCCAATATCAGAAAGAAACGATATGAGCGCGAGGTACTGCGGTTCGTCGAAAATGAACTCTATGCCTACCCGTGGATGGAGCAAGAGTTGCAGGAGTTGCGTGCCGATATTATCGAAGCCGGCTATGGGACTACGACCGTGCCGGTCAACAACAAGCGAATTACCCCAGGCGACCCGACGCTTGAGAAGACAATCAAATTGATTACGTCCAAGAGACTCAAGCGGCTGACTGAGTCTTACGAAGCTATCTCCCGAGTATTGGCTACACTCGACGACGACCAACGCAAATTTGTGCAACTGAAGTACTGGGACAGGAAATTGACCGACTATGGCATCTGCCAGCAACTCTACATATCGCGCAGGACGTTATACAACTGGCGGCATCGGATACTGAGGAGCATTGCGGAGGAAATGGGACTGCTGTAACCACTTTGCACAAAGATTGCACTTTGGGCCTTATGAAACGTGCTATGTTGTTATTGGCGGAGAATAGTAAACTGCATACTGAGGAGCCGTCCATGAGGGCGGCTTGTTTTATAGGATGCCGGAAACGGAGGGTAGTACACACCATTTGCAAGGCAGGGGCGGGGCCCGGTGTGAAATATGTTCGTTGTATAGGAGTTGTAGAAAGTGCAGGTAAGTAAAATTCCAATAGGTCAGCTGAAGCCTGCTGCATATAATCCGAGGAAAGATTTGCAGCCGGGCGATCCGGAGTATGAGAAGCTCAAGCGGTCAATGCAGGAGTTCGGATATGTGGAACCTATCGTCTGGAACAAGCGCACCGGGAATATTGTCGGCGGTCACCAGCGGTATAAGGTACTTCTTGACATGGGTATGTCGGAAATAGATTGTGTAGTTGTAGATCTGGACGAAACAAAGGAAAAGGCGCTGAATCTGGCATTAAATAAAATTCAGGGCGATTGGGATTACCTTAAGCTGAAAGATTTGCTGGAAGAGCTAGACACGGGGGAGTTCGACATTGAGATAACGGGGTTTGATAGCAAAGAAATCGAAGACTTAATGACGCAGTTCTATGTAGAAGATATTGCCAGCGAAACAGAAGCAAAAGAGAGCGTGAAAGAAAATGAATGTCCGAAATGCGGTTATAAATGGTAATAAGAAAAACAATAAAGGCGGCCCGAGGACTGTTCATGTAGATAATTCATTCCCTGCCATGAAATTAGCGTTGCGTAGGTGGATAGTAGAAAAATTTGAAAATCCGACGGTTTTAGATATCTATGGTGGTTACGGTAAAATGTACCAGCAGCTATGGTATAAATATAGCTACACGGCCACAAAAGGAGACGCACTTCAATGGCTGTCGGCACAAGAAAGTTTGAATTTCGATATTTATGATGTCGATCCTTATTCGTCGCCCTACGAAGCATTGCAGATCGTGGCGGAAAAAGCTACTGGCGACAGAATAGGGATTGTTTGCACAGATGGATGCTTAAGAAGGCAGGCGCACATGAGGGGACGCCTGCCCAAAATATTACAACAGTGTTGCAATTGGGATTGGCACGACAAGGCTCTGATGGCCGCTATTTATTATCAATATCCGCGGTTTTTGAGATTTGCTCTTGTCCGCGTCATGAAGGGATGGGAAATAGAGGCCCTTGCCGTGAAATATGGGAAGGGATTCGGGAAATCGTCAACAGTTTATTTTGCCGCAATTATGAAGAGACAAGCGGGAGCGAGGAAAACGGAGCAAGGAAAAGGAAATAGCTAAAAACACTAGCATATCCCTCCAGGATGCGATATGATGCATTTAAAGGAGGGACTCATGTGTCAATCATTTACGAACCAAAAGGCAGGGCAAAAGAGTATTGCAAGTTAGCAGCAAACCTATACCGAGGATGCGGCCACGGTTGTACCTACTGTTACGCTCCAGCGGCAACCAGGGCGGACAGAGAAAAGTTTTGCCGTGAACCGCAACCTAGGAAAGACGTGATCTCAAAACTTTCAAAGCAGCTCGAAAAAAACACTTTCAACGGCCCGGTGCTCTTATGCTTCACCTGCGATCCATATCAGCCTATTAACGATAAATACGGATTGACGAGGCAAGCGCTTCAGCTTTTGAAGCTCAACGGGTTTTCAGTAGAAATCCTGACCAAAGGCGGCAAAAGAGCAGAATCCGATTTCCACTTGCTCGGAGAAGGCGACAAGGTCGGAGCAACCCTAACCTTTATCAATAATTCCGATTCTTTAGAGTGGGAACCGGGTGCAGCGCTACCAGCCGAAAGATTCGCCATGCTGAAAAAAGCCAAAAGCATGGGGATCTTCACCTGGGCCAGCCTTGAGCCAGTCATCGATCCAGAACAAAGTCTTGAAATCATTCGGCGGACACACGAGTATGTAGACTTATTCAAAGTCGGGACGCTGAACCATCACCCGCGGGCAAGAGAAATCAACTGGCGTAAATTCGGGCGGCAGGCAGTTGAATTGCTTGACGAGCTCGGCTGCAGTTATTATATTAAAAATGATTTACGGCGACACTTAACAAAAACAGCTTGACCGCCTCCGGGCGGTTTTTTACTGCCAATAAAAAGTGTGGTGATTAGTATGGCGAGGCCAAGCAAATTAACTCCTGAGGTTACAAAGAGATTAACAGAGGCAATCAGGGCGGGAAACTATTATGAGGCTGCTTGTGGTTACGCAGGTATTGGGTACTCTACCTTTCGCGACGCCGTGAACATATATAAAACCCGTAAGTGGTTACGGACGCGGGAAAGAGTATTGCGCCGAGATGAATATATGTGCCGGGAGTGCCGGCGGTACGGCAGGACTACGCCTGCGACGACAGTGCATCACATATACCCGCTGGAGCAGTATCCAGAGTGGAAGCTGGCCAGTTGGAATATGATTAGCCTCTGCCATGAATGCCATAACAAAATGCACAATAGGGAAACAGGGGAGCTGTCAGAACTGGGGAAGCAGTGGACAGATAGAACATCCCCCCCTCCCCTAGAGGATTAGGCCTTGGCCTCCGGGGAACGGGGCGGGGTAACTTTTTCCAATAGCGCGCGAGTTTTGAGCAAAGGGGGAACACATAAGCATGGGAGGTGAAACCTTGGATGCTTACAAAAAAGCCGAAAAGCGGTATAAAAACCAGATTATCTACAAGATGAAACAGGTTGGGACTTATAATGCCAGCTATATGTATACAATTAACGTATTAGCCAAGGTTTTAGCCGACTATGAGGAAACGATCAACCTGTACGAGCGCACAGGCAGGCAGAAAATTGTGAAGCACACAAACAAAAGCGGTGCAACCAACATTATCAAGAGCCCGCTTTATCAAGCTATTGAAAAGCAGCGGGATGACATAATAGCATACTCCCGGGAGTTGGGGTTAACGCCAGCGGGGCTGAAGCGAATAAAAGACAAAGGCAACACCTCCAAGAAAGAGTCAAGGCTTGAGAGGATTCTGCATGAGCTCACGATATAAAGCCCCAAACTATGACACTGTAATGGAGTATGCTAGCAGTATTATCGAGGGGCGCAAGGTTGCATGTGTAGAGACTATCCAGATGTGCCAGCGTTTCTTTGAGGATCTGAAAAATCCTTTGTATGATTTCAAGCCGAAAGATGCTGAGTTCGTAATCGGGATAATTGAAAAAACCTTTGTTCACCAAAAAGGGGAGGACATGCAAGGTCGACCGTTACGCGGGCGGCCTTTTTTGTTGGAACCGTGGCAGAAGTTCATCGTGTATAACCTGCTAGGTTTTTACCATAAAGACACCGAGCTTCGCAGGTTCAAAGAGGCCTTCATCATGGTGCCCCGCAAGAACGGGAAAGCCTTAAGTTTGGATACTCCTATACCAACTCCTGAAGGTTGGAAGAAGATGGAGGAATTGCAAGAAGGAGATATAGTCTTTGATGATAAAGGCAAGCCAACAAAAATATTAGTGACTTCTGATATATTTTATAATCATGATTGTTATAAAGTTACATTTGAAGATGGAGAAGAAATAATAGCAGATGCAGAACATATATGGCGAGTTATGACTAAAGAGAGTAGAAGGGCATTTAAAAGAAAATGTAAAAGAACTAAATGGGGATATAAATCAGAATACAGAGAAAATAAAGGTTATTACGATATTACCACTGAAGAAATGGCAAATAATTTTTATCATAAAAGAAAAGATGGCAAAGGTATAGAATACAAATATCGTGTTCCAATGAACCAACCACTTGAATATCCTCAAAAAGATTTACCAGTACATCCTTATGTGTTAGGTGTATGGTTAGGAGACGGAGACAATGATGATACAAGAATTACTTGTAGTAATAAAGATTTTGATGAAATGAGAAAACATATAGAAGAATGTGGATATTCAACAAAGTTATGCGTAAGGAAAAACAGAACAAATGCAATAGGAATAGATATTGGTAAGGGCTATAAAGGGAATAAAGGGCTAAATAGATTAAGAGAACAATTAAGAGTTGCTGGCGTGTTTAAAAATAAACATATTCCTATTGATTATCTGCAATCTTCGATAGAACAAAGAAAAGAACTTCTAAAAGGATTAATGGATGCTGATGGATATGTAAGTAAAAGTGGGCAATGTGAATTTGTACAGTCAAGCAAATCTTTTATAAACCAGTTTAGCGAATTGTTATCATCCTTAGGTATAAAACATAATGTTAGGGAAAAACAAATAAAATTCAAAGACGATATTAAAACTGCTTATTCTGTAACTTTTTATGTAAGTAAAGAAAACACATGCTTTAAATTGCAAAGAAAACATGCAAAATTAAAAGAAAAACTTAGCCCTAGAATGTTGAATAAAAGCATTGTAAATATCGAGAAAGTTAAAAGCGTTCCTACAAAGTGCATAGGGGTAGCAGCTGAAAGTAATTTGTTTTTAGCTGGAAACAAAATGACAGTTACACATAACACACCGTTTATTGCTGCTTTGTCATGGGGCCTGGGGTTGCTTGAGCGGAAGTCCGGGGCGGAAATCGTCATAGTGGGAGCGCTGCTGAAACAGGCCCTGCAAAGCTTTAACTTCCTGCTTTACAACCTAAAGGAGATGGGCGAGGCTGACAATTTCCGCATTTTGGACAACAACCAGGAACATTCCATCTACGGAGAATTGGGCGAAGGGTATTTGCGCATCGAAACCATTGCCGGCAATTCTGACCGCATGGATTCGCTGAATACACTTATTCAAATCTTAGACGAGATGCACTTGTACAAGAGCCCCAGCCAGTACAACACTATCAAAGAGTCCGGCAAGGCATACAGGAACAGCCTCTGTATTGGCGTCACAACGGCTGGCGATAATATGAATTCTTTTTGCTATAACCGGAAGAAGTATTGTCAGAAGATACTTAATGGCACAGTAAAGGACGAGCAACATTTTGTGTTTATTGCCAAAGCTGACCAGGATGAAAGCGGAGATGTTGACTATACCAACCCAATAGAACACGAGAAAGCCAATCCAAATTACAACGTTTCTGTATCTGCTCAAGAATTAATGAATGAGGCTAATCAAGCACAGAACGACCCGCAGCAGCGGAAATCGTTTCTTGCCAAATCCTTAAATGTCTACACATCGGCCATGAAGGCTTATTTTAACATCGACGAATTCAGGGCTAGCGACCGCAGATATAACTGGACACTGGAAGAACTGGCAAAGCTTCCAATAGAGTGGTACGGCGGGGCTGACCTTGCCAAATTGCATGACCTTTGTGCAACAGCTCTTTACGGCACTTACAACGGCGTAGATATTGCCATTACTCATGCCTTTTTCCCGGTTGTGGCCGCTCACGCGAAGGCGGAGGAAGATAACATCCCGCTGTTCGGATGGCGGGATGACGGCTGGCTGACGATGACGAATTCACCGGTTACTGACCACCAGACGGTAGTCAAATGGTTCATCGACATGCGGAAAAAGGGCTTTAATATAAAGCAGGTGGGCTTCGACCGGAAATTTGGCCGAGAGTTTTTCCTTGAGATGAAGCGGGCGAGTTTCCGGATAGAAGATACGCCGCAACTTTACCACTATAAGTCTGAAGGTTTCCGGCATATCGAAAAGAAAGTGAAGGCCGGCAAATTCTATTATTTGCACAGCGATGCTTACGAATATTGCGTTCAAAACGTTCGTGCTATAGAACAGGTGGATGATGCAGTGAAATATGAGAAAGTGTTGCCCACACAGAGGATAGACCTATTCGATGCCTCCGTCTTTGCCTGCATGCAAATGTTGAAAAACATGGCTAAGTCTGGCACAGCCAAGAAGTGGCTGAAAGGTGGTGAATAGATGGGATTGTTAGACTGGTTTAGATCAAGCAAGAGAAAGACGAGAGCTGAGCCAAAAACAGCGCTGGAATGGTTTCTCATTCACGATTCTTATGACACTTTGGCAATTCCGGGCTATACTCGACTATCGGACAACCCAGAAGTAAGAATGGCGGTTCACCGGATAGCTGATCTGATCTCATCCATGACAATCTATTTGATGCAAAACACCGACGACGGTGACGTCAGGGTCCGGAATGAGTTATCCAGGAAGGTTGACATTAATCCGTACTCGCTAATGACGCGCAAAACCTGGGTATACAACATCGTCTATACCATGCTCTTAGATGGTCAAGGTAACAGTGTGGTGTATCCCAAGCTGAGTAGCGAGGGCCTGCTCGACGAGCTGATACCGTTGAAGCCATCGAGGATTAGTTTTGTGGCAACCAATGACGGCTACAGGGTGCGCTATGGAGACGAGTTATACAGCCATGACGAGATACTACACTTCATAATCAATCCGGACCCGGAGGAGCCCTGGAGAGGCAGGGGCTACCGGGTAGTGCTGAAAGATATCGTTAATAACCTCAAGCAGGCCACTGCAACAAAAAAGAGCTTCATGTCTGGCAAGTACATGCCCTCTCTCATTGTGAAGGTGGACAGTTTGACGGCTGAACTCGCAAGCGAGGAAGGCCGGGAAGGCGTGTATCAAAAATATCTTGAATCCAGCGAGGCAGGACGGCCATGGATTATTCCGGCAGAGTTATTAGAAGTGGAGCAGGTGAAGCCGCTTTCCTTGAAGGACATAGCCATCAACGAAGCGGTCGAGATTGATAAAAAGACCGTGGCGGGCATATTTGGAGTGCCTCCTTTTTTCTTGGGCGTAGGAAAGTACAACAAAGATGAATACAACAACTTCATCAACTCCACCATTTTGCCGCTTGCCAAAAGCATTGAGCAGGAACTGACAAGGAAGCTACTTTGGAGCCCGGACCTGTATTTCAAGTTCAACCCGCGCAGCTTGTATGCCTACGACATAAAAGAGCTTGCAGACGTTGGAGCAAATATGTACGTCCGGGGCATTATGACCGGGAACGAAGTAAGAGACTGGCTGGGCATGTCGCCGAAAGAAGGATTGTCCGAGTTGGTTATTCTTGAAAACTATATACCGCTTGGCATGATTGGCGACCAGAAGAAACTTATCCAGGGGAGTGAGGACGATGGACAGGAAGATTAAACAAACTCGAAGCCTACAAACAGAACTCAAAACTAGGGCAGAGCCGGATAGCCAGGATATGTATATCGAAGGTTATTTTGCAGTTTTTGGCCGAGAAACAGAGCTTTGGCCGGGGGCTTATGAGGAGATTGCACCGGGGGCCTTTGACGAAACCTTAAACAACGACATTAGGGCATTGATAAACCACGATACAACATTGGTGTTAGGCAGAAACAAAGCAGGGACGCTGGAGCTAAAGGCTGACAGCTATGGCCTATGGGGCAGGGTGAAAATCAACCCTAACGACACCGATGCTGTGAACCTTTATGAGCGAGTAAAGCGTGGCGACGTAAATCAATGTTCATTCGGTTTTAACATCACCTCTGAAGTAACAGATTGGCGGGACGATGGCACAGTCAAATGGACGATTACCGGGATTGACCTGCATGAAGTATCCGTTTGCACCTTCCCGGCGTATGAGGACACTGGGGTACAGGCCAGAAAGGCAGAAGTTGAGCAGCACCGACAAAGGCTTTTGGAAGCCAAGAAAAATCAATTAAGGGAGAGGATAAAGGCATGCTTAAACAACTGATGATTTCCAAAAAAATTGAGCAGCGCAAAGCTGTGTTGGCAGAGTTGGAGGAACAGGAAAGGGGACTAGAAACAAGGGCTGAACAAATAGAAGCAGCGCTGGCAGAGGCTCAAACCGATGAAGAAATTGTAGCAGTTGAGGATGAAGTGAGCAAGATTGAGGCGGAAAAGGAAGAGCTCAAACAAAAGAAGGCTAGCCTGGAAGCAGAAATTGCGGAGTTAGAGGGAGAGCTTGAACAGCTTAATAGTAAAGAGCCAAAAAATAGTCAAAAAAGGAGCTTAGCAAAACCACAGGTACAAGGAGGAGATTATATGATTAAAAGAGGCTTTTTCCAAGGCATGAGCAGAAGTGCAGTAGAAAACTTAATTGTTCGTGAAGATGTAAAAGACTTTATCCAAAATGTTCGTGCTTTGATAGGGCAGAAAAGGGCTGTAACAGGTGGGGATCTATTAATTCCTGATGTGTTATTAGGTTTACTTAGAGATAATTTGCATCGTTATAGTAAGTTAATAACTAAGGTAAACCTAAGAAGAGTATCTGGGACTGCTAGACAAAATATTGTTGGTGCCATTCCTGAAGGTATCTGGACCGAGATGGTTGGCACCCTCAACGAGATGGATATTGTATTTAATCAACTGGAAGTAGACGGTTACAAGGTAGGCGGCTATGTGGCCATTCCCAACTCCATTTTGGAGGACAGCGACATTAATCTTGCTGGTGAAGTGTTAGACGCCATTAGCCAGGGGATTGGATTGGCGCTTGATAAAGCTATCTTATACGGTACCGGTGTAAAGATGCCTGTTGGTATTGTTACCCGCTTAGCCGAAGTACAGCAGCCGGCATATTGGGGCAACCAAGAGAGACCATGGACGGACTTGAGCGCTACTAACCTCTTGGCAATTGATCCGGCGGCTGTATCGCCTGCAGATTTTTTTGCAGACTTGATATTAAAACTTGGTGTAGTGCAAGCTAACTACAGCGACGGTCAGCTGTTCTGGGCAATGAATACCCAGACCTACCGCATTTTGCAAAGCAAGGCTATTAATTTCAACGCTGCTGGCGTAGTGGTGGCTGGTGTGCAAAATACAATGCCAGTAATTGGCGGTGAAGCAGTGCTCCTTGACTTCATCCCGAACAATCACATCATTGGCGGCTATGGCTCCCTGTACCTGCTAGCCGAGCGTGCGGGCGTGCAGCTGGCGCAGTCCGAGCACGTGCAGTTCATCCAGGACAACACCGTGTTCAAGGGCACTGCTCGCTACGATGGCCGTCCAATTTTTGGTGAGGCATTCGTTGGCATAACCATCGACCAGGGGGCTAACCCTCAAGTACCCGATCCTAGTGATGTGGTATTCGCTCCCGATATCGCCAACCCGATCGCCAACCCGTAAGGGGTGGTATAAATGGTTAGAGTAAAGGCACTGAAGCTATTTAATGATGGGTGGGAGAAAAAACTTCGCTATCCTGGTGAAATATTTGAGGCTACACAGGAGAGGTATGAGCGCTGGCACTCTGCCTCTCTTGTCGTTGCCGTAGAAAATGAACAGCCAGATCTGGACAGCATGACCAAGACACAATTGATGGACTATGCCAAGGAACATGGCATTGAGCTGGACGATAAGATGCGTAAGGCCGACATGATCGCCGCCATTAAGGAGGCGATGGGATGGATGTAGCACAGGTTTTGGAATTAGTAAAAGCCCGGCTAGGCATTACCACGGCGGTCAGGGACGTATACCTGACCGCCATCATCGAAGGGATAATCAAAGAGCTAACAGACGAAAAAGGGTTGGTGCTTGACGGGGCTAACCCCTATCACCTCATGTTCGTTGTGGATTTTGCTACCTGGCGGTATCAGTCACGGGATGAATCTGGCGCGATGCCTCGACATCTGCAGTTCCGGCTTCATAACCTGGTTATATCGGCAGGTGGTGATCCCGAATGACTTTTGACCATGAGCTTGTATTGATTGGACATGAATACATTCAGGACGAAATAGGGAACTGGAAGAAAGTGCCGGTCAGAAAGACTGTTCTTTGCGGCCTGAAGTCGGTCACTAGAAGCGAGTTTTACAGCGCGGCGCAAGCCGGTTTAAGGCCGGAAATTGTTTTTGTAGTGCATGGCTATGAGTACAATGGCGAGGCTGAGGCGGAATTTGAAGGCGAAAAGTACAAAGTCATACGAACATATGCTACCAGCTTTGAGGAAATGGAGCTGACCTGTGAGAAGGTGATTGCAAATGGCCACAGTCAAAATTGACCAACTTGCCGCCGAAATAGCCAAAGAGCTATCTAAATACTCCCAAGAAGTAGTAGAGAAGGTCAATATATCGAGTGAAAAAGTCGGCAAAGCGGCGGTTAAGCAGCTCAGGCAGACATCGCCGAAGAAAACGGGCAAATACGCAAAAAGCTGGACTATGTCTACCGAAAAGGAAATCGGGCAGCCGCATAAACGAATTATTCATGCTAAAGCTCCTCATTATAGGTTGACGCATTTACTGGAACACGGCCATGCCAAACGAGGTGGTGGCCGGGTAGAGGGGAGGCCGCATATCAGACCAGCGGAGGAAATGGTTATCAAGGAGTTTGTTGCTGAGGTAGAGGAGGCGATTAAACGTGGATGAAGTGACATTGTTTAACTTGCTTAAGTCTACCGGGCTGCCGGTAGCGTATCATCATTTTGTATCGCCACCTGCTCCGCCGTATATAGTGTATCTCTATTCAAGTTCAGACGATTTCTATGCAGACAATGAAAACTATGTTCAGATCGGAAACTGGCAGGTAGAACTTTACACGCAAACCAAGGACATCAGTTCAGAGCAAACAGTCGAGAAAGCGCTGAAGGAAGCAGGTTTTAGATGGGCCAAGTATGAGTCTTGGCTCAACGAGGAAGATTTATTACAGATTTTGTACCTAATTCAAAGTGTGGAGGGATAACAATGGCTGATAAAGTACTATACGGATTGGCCAATGTACACGTAGCGTTCGTAAATTCAACATCGCCGTATACGTGGGAGAATCCAATCGCTATACCGGGCGCGGTTAATTTTACATGCGACCCGGAAC